TTATCATCAGCAGTATATGTTACAATCTCACCTGTCTTATAATCATGGTTATTAATTGTGATTCTATCAAGTGCTGTATTAATACCTGTTGGTTCACAAGTTTTAAGTTTATTTTCATATCCTTCACCAGGTTCTAATACATTTATACTACCAACTTGCGATTTACCATTTAAGGATCTAAATTGATGGTTTCCTTCACCAACAGCAGTGAACCCTAATGTATTAATACCAGCAACTGCATCATTTAAATTTCTATGAAGTCTAATTGTTTTTTCTGGATACCAAGTTGCTCCTGCATAACCTACCCATGATGATATCGTTGTCATACCAGTGGGAGTATCCGTGTTAACGTAATATATTGCTCCAGTGCTCAATCCTGCTAAACCTTTCTCACCAAAAGTATCATATACAACTCTCTCATGATTTCTAAATTTATGATATGTTAAAAATCCAACGTTAAAATCATCAGATCCAGTAACTACAATAGTCTGAGATGCCGAACCAGCATTGAACACAACTTGATGTGGAACTGTAACCATTTTACACTCTGCTACAGCACCAGTTCCATTTCCTCCACTTATTGATACTTTTGGAATATCAACATAATCAAAGCCAGGTTCTAAAATTCTTATTTCTTGTAAACTACCTCTAGTTGCAACATATCCAGTTGCACCTGCTCCAACACCATCGTTAATTGCTAATTGAGGTGGATTTATGACATCATATTTTCTTCCACTACCAGTTACATCAATTGATTTAATATCACCATAGTAACAAAGATCTTGAGACTTGTAACTTAATATTTCAACACCGTTAATTAAAATACCATTATATCCAATTCTTGTTTTATATTTCTTACCATCATAAACTGGCATGTCAATTTCTCTAAACAGTTTTTGAGGTAAAATCTGTTTTTGGTGAAATTCATATTTTTCAAAAGTATTATCTACAATGTCTGTTGTAACAGTTGTTTCAGAAACTTTTGTATAATTACCATCATATAAATTTGATCTGGATTTTGCTAATTTTATGTCATTTAAATTTACTCTCTCAACAAAATATAATCCTTCACTGAAAAGAAAACTATCAATAGTTCCATCAGATTGTTTTTGTGGTGTATAGTAAATGGCATCACCACTAAAGAAGTTGTGATCATTAGAACCAGTAGTAATTCCAATAATAGTTTGGCCACCTTTAAATGTTCCAGATAACTTAATTTTTTGAGTGCTTGGGTTAAGTTTATGGTTTGAACCATAAGTTGGTATAGAGTTGGAAGCAACTAAATTTTTAAGTTTTGAAAGAGTGTGAGCATATCCAACTTCCTCCATGTAAATATTTTGAACATTAGCAGTATAATCATTTAAATGTTGGTGATTATCATCAACACTAGTTCCATCTGAATTTCCCTTTGCAATAGTTTTAGTTATGGCTACTACTGCTGAAAGACTACTTATTGCAGATCCCCTAATTCTAAGTTTTACATTACTTAAAACATCAGTAACAGCATATGTGCCATCTAATGTAGCGTTATTTGTTTGAATTGTTACGTTGTCATTTAATCTTATTCTATGAAAATCTTTAGTTACAACTTCATAAGTATTATTAGAAGCATCTTGTAATGTTATCGTATCAATATTGTATTTTGGTTGAACATTATAAATCCAATTATTAGATTTAAAATCATTTACATTAGCAATTTTTCCTAAAGACTTTAATTTTATCTTTGCACCCTTTCTTTGGTAAAAAGTATCAGGTAATTCAACTCCACTTAATACACCTGTTATACGACACCGTATGCCATCTGTAGTGACCCCTGCGGTGCTGTTTGCTTGCCCCAAGGCATAAACATAGGTATTCTGTCTAATTGATGTTGCATCTTTAATAGTAGTAGTAATACCAGTTATTCCTAAAAACTGTGTAATGTTAGTGCTACTATATGTGCAAACTCCAACTGTTCCATTTTGATATACAAAGGTTAATGCTCCTTTATCAGGAAATCCTATGGTAGAGTCAACATCAATATAAGTTTGCCCAACTCCAACAGCACCAACGTTTTTAGAATTAGCATGTATGGCAAAATTACCATATGTCAATTCATCAGAACTTCCTGTTCCAAAAGATGCATCAATACTAACTTTGTAATATGTTTCAGTTAAAAGACCAACTCTAACTCTCTCAACCATTGAAACGGGGCCAGACGCTCTAGATAAGTTTTCATATGGATCTTGAAAAAGAGTTCTATTCTCAAGATCCATGGGATCACCTTGTATTGCCTCAACTATAATATCACGAGTTTTTCTATAGTTTGCGTCAGATGGTGCAATTACATAATCAGCAGGCCTAACAATATCTACTTCTTCGTTATATAATGATTTAAACAGTAATTTAAATGATTCATCAGTTCCTCTTGAGTTATAAAAATCTTTTGAATGACGAATAAACTGTGGTTGATTTAACGCAGGGTTTAAATCTTTTTGAAAACCTGGTAAAAATTGTTTTTTAGATTTTTTTAAAAATTCTTGTAAAAATAATATACTTAAATTTTCAACTACACCACCACTTGTTCCTATACCAACCGCATGCGATGCTGCCTTTGATGTAGAAAATATAAACTCCTCTGGTTCATCTGGATTGCTAAATGAAGTGATACCTGCAAAACCACGAATACATCCAGTAAATGAGTTGGTTGATGTATTAACTCCAGTGTATGAAATTATCTCATTGTCTATTTTTAATAAACCATAATTATCAGGAAATCCAGTTACATCCTTTACAGATATGGTTTGATCAAACTGGCCAACAGCACTTGAGAGGGTCGTAAAACCGACTAGGTTGCCTGATTTGTTTAATTGTATATAAGAGTCTAGATTATTGATTATATCTATTGGGCCGCCTTGATATTCTTGACCTTGGTAATATGCACTTAAAAATTCACCGACTAGAGGGCTGTCATCCTTCACATAAGAAGGAAGTTGTTCTTTGACAACTTTATTAATTTGAACTCTTTTATCGGTCATGTGTTATCTTATGATCTTTCTGTCTGTATAACTTGAAGTAACTGTATAAGTTGATCCTGATGGATCTGCACCTGACGCAATTTCATCGACAATCATCTCTACGTTACTAGTATCTAGTTGTAAATAAAGATCCTGTAATCCAATTACATCATTTGAATGGGGAATAACAGAAATTTCCATGATTTCTTGAGCATCTTTTGTCTTTCCTGCTGTAATGTTGATAGGGTTAAGAGTAATTCTACCTGTAACATAGTTAACAACACCCACATTTGACCTTTCAATCATTGGAGTTGTTGAACCTGGTGAATCTAATGAGAATAAACCAAGTGATCCAGTCTTTTTATCAGTGTTTGGGATGTCGTAAAGATAAACTGGTCTACCAATATCTAACACATTGAAGGCAGTAGAGCGAATATTGAACCCATCCATGGATGAAATATGGAATTGATTGCCAAAATCAATGGCATATTCCGCAAATTGGTCAAGAGATAGCCTCAAATCGCGTCTCATCTCAACTGTTGTGATGTTAGAAGTGATTGATTCGTGACTTTGATCTATGACTTTAAGGAATTTACTGTATTTAAACCTTGCACCATACTTATTTAACTCCGCAGAAGCAGCTAATTTGTTAATATTGCTCAAAATAGTAGTTGATACCATTAAAGAATTAGGTGCAAGACTCGTATTATAGTAAACTTTACTGTCAGTCTCAAGGTAGAGATACTTGAGATCGAGAATTTCAGGCACAATTCCTGCTACAGAGTATTTTCGGAGGTCTCTTTTGATATTTTCTTTGATTGCGTTTGGAACAAAGTCACCAGTTCGTGGTTTTATGCTGATAAAAACCTTTCCATACTGTGGAGGAACCAATTCTTCACCTCCATAAACGGAAATTGACTCAGTTTCTGGATAAATTTTGTTAGGAATCAAGATTTCATAGTCATTTGAGGTCAAAGCACGGTTTTGAGTGGCATAAATTTGGGGTGCAAACTTTTTAACTGAGTCAACACTCTCAATTTCGTCTCCACCACTAGAGGGTGTATTAGCAGTTACGAGTGAAATACCGCTAGTTATGGTGTTTATGACTGCATTTCGAGTATAAGTGCATTTTCCACTAAAACTTAGGTTACTAATACCATTAGCTTCGGATCCATTTGATATAATATACGAAACTTCGACAATATTTCCATCTGCAAGTGCTTTTCCGAAGATTCCATCACCAAAAATGATCTCATATTGCTCATCTTCTATCTCTTGTAAGTAATAAATGAGTGAATCACCTGT